CCCTTACTTCCCCTTAAATTATGCAAATATAACCGATTGTAACGACGGTAAAGGCGGGAAATTCGAATTAAATGACTTGAGTTTTGAGGATGTAAGTTTTTGCCAGAATTGCTACAAAGATACAGGGATCAAACCAAAAGTATTGGCTCCTTTAAGAGTAGGGCATTACAAATCATTTTTTGTTTGATCTGTAACTCTAAATGCCTGGAAATGAGGAGTTTTTCCATCACTAAAATCATTCTTAAAAATACAAATTGGTATCGTTTTACCATCAACGACAATATTGCCAGATAAAAAAGTATTTCCGTTAGACTTTTTCTTGGTCCAAAACGCTCCCATCTTGTTCTGGTTCCACTTGGATGGTTTTTTCTTTGAGTAATTCGATGAAGTCTCTTTTTGCATAATGTGGCAGTGATTTATATTGTGATTTAAGTTTCCTGTAAACCCTTCTTGTAAATGGATTCATAGGAGGGCAAATTTTTCTTAGTTGTTTAGCAACTCTTCCGTTCATAATTTAGCTATATATGTTTCTGAATCTTTTAAAAAGCCAATTTTTTTATAAAAATTAGTAATCTTCTCTGATTTTTCATGATTAGAGACTGACGACATCATTATATACTTAAAATCATTATTTCTAGCAAATTTCAAAGCTTTTGCAAATAATATATAACCAACTCTTGGATTAGCAGAAGCCCAAACATATTCACTAAAAATTTTTTGACCAAACTTTTCATTTTTATTATTAAGAAATGATATAACAGCATCATAGTTGCCATTATCTGATAAATTAGCCCAGCAAAAAAAATCCCACGTAAGTACTTTAGTGTTTGCAAATGCTGTTATTATACTATCTTTATCATGAGGTAAAAACAAGTGGTAATTTGTTTTATCTTTTTCTTCAAAAAGATTGTAAATGTCATTTACTACTTTTTTAAAATCTACAGGATTAACAATTCTTTTTATCACTTAGATTTAAGTACTGGTATCAACTTCCTGGCCTCTTTTGCTGATATATCAGAATAAGAGGACCAATTTTTAGCCTCTTCATTACGATATTTTTCTTCTTTCCAAAGATCTCTTAACAAATTTTTAAAAGCTTCAAATGAATCTACTCCATGTTTATCCCTAAGTATTTTTTCAAGCAATCCTGTTGGTGTAATAGCTGGAGCATCATACTCAACAGTGGTAGAATTATCGGCCCCTTTTGATTTATCTATCTCATCTGCCCCAACAATATGAACATTTAGATAATTTCTTACACACCTAACAAAAGCACGATTACAAGCGATTGTTTCTAAAAATTTAATGCAAAAATCATCAGTATTTGACTTTGTTGCATTAGCTATGTCTACATAAGTTGTGGTAAAATCACTTACGGTTTCATAATTATTGCACCAACATATAGTGCATTTAGCTGTTACATAGTTTTCAGAAACATTTTTAACGTCAAAGTGAACTGAAGTATAACCTCTTAGCTTTGCTAATTCTTTTATGCCACCGAGCATAATAAGGAGTTGTCTGTCTTCTAGGCCATCAATTGATTTAGGTATTTCTTGACCCCTGATAGAAAACCAATCCTTGTTTGGATATAAAAATTCAGGTTTTATCATAGCTCTCCAATTTATAGAGCCATCATCATTAAATTTATAATCTATATTTTCTAATAGGCCATGCTCATTTCTCTTATAAATGTCTGGACCATATTTTTTTTTGGGCTGCGCTTTTTTAGTTTTGCTCATATATATAAAAATACTCTGATTCTCTCCAATAATCAGCACTATCAATCACTTTATCACTATTGTCAATATTATTTTTCCAATGAGCATAACTTGAGTATTTTTTACCATTTGCAATTAAGTGTTTAGTGCATAAAAACCTACTTTTTGATGTCACTTCATCTGGTTTTTTAGAATTACCATTATAGTGCTTAACAACTAAATCAAAATATTTGTTTCTAACAGCAGATAAGTGTTCTTTTTCATTAACTAAGATCACTGGATTAATATTAAGTGATTTTAAATCATTAAAATACTTGTCTGGTATTAAATCATCATCTGGATGCACAAAAAGAAAGATGTTTTTTATATTTTTAGATAAAAAGCTAATATTTTCTATATTGATTATTTGTTTTGTAAATATTGTGCATTTATGTTTTTTGCAAAACTCTGTAAAAGCTTGTTCATTAAAACCATAATCTACTCTTAAAAAAATTTCCTGGTCATTGGCCGTTTGTATATTACAAAATGAATTAGGTACAACTTCAATTATAGTCTGATTAAAAGCTGAGCCTTGATAAATTGTTTTAAAATTAACTTTTGCTTTTTCTTTTTTTAGTAGATCTATAATGGATTGAGCGATTTTTTCTGGTTTTATGTTATTTATTTGTTGTTTTGGGTCAACATTACTAAAACAAGGGTTTTTGTCCCAATTAGGTTCTAAATTTACATTTATAGATGAGCTTGAAAACAAAGGCTTATTTATATTCGCATAAATGTTACCAAATAAAGTCACAGTAGGTTTTTTTCTTAAGCTAGATAAATGATTTAAAGCTCCATCAACTCCGATATGTAATAAACCTTTTGAGATAATATAAGCTTGCTGTTTAAAAGGTATATTTATAAATTTATCAACTCCGTTTATCTTAGATTTGCCAGATATCTGAACGACTTTTATATTATGTTTTTTTAAAAATGGCTTCAATATAAAAAATACTATATCATAGTTTTTATAATATTTTGATTGATTTTCATCATCAATAGATATGGTTATATAGTTATCAAACTCAATTGGGAAAAAGTGATTATTAATTATAGGTTTTGATATTTTAACGCCTAAATTTTTAGCGTATTCTCTTAGTAAATGTGGCATTTTAATTAACTGAAAACTGCATTTTATCTTTAGCGTTATGAATATAACTTATATGCTTTTGAGTTGTGGAGTGGGGGTAAAATATTGCTTCAAAGTACCCTTCATGATCTGATATGCCTTCCATTAAAAATGTATCCTCTACAATAGGAGAGTAAGGCAAAAGCTTTTCAATATAAGGGTTGTCATCTATATATGGAAAATACTTATTTTGCGTAAAAACATATATTTTATGCTTTTTATAATTATTTTTTAGATTTTTTAGCAAAGAATTTACTAGTAAAACATCAGTTTCCGATTGAGGTATTACTACAGCTATTCTTTTTGACTTTTTCTCATCGCCCAAAAACTTACTTAAATCTGGTGTCGTGTATTTAGCTTTTTCTTGTATGGCAACATTTTTAAAATATGTTACAATTTCTTGAGGTGACATACCGCCTTGCATTTTTGCCATCCAATGTTTAAATCCACCAGAATTTTTATCTACATCGTCGTTTAGAATCTCTTTATATATATCTATTAAAAATTCATCTTTGGTCACATAATTTTCTTTTGGAATATAATCAGGATTAAATAAACATTTTTTGAGATCGTAGTCATATTCAACTTCTGGCATTGCATCAATAATCTCTTCTAATTTAGAACCAATCACAGGAACTGAAAAATTATCTATTACCCATTGTCTTGATTTTTCTCCCAAAGACTTTCTTTCAGACTCAGTCATCTTCCAAACTTTTTCTAAGTTTTCAAAAATACTTTTTGGAGATGTAGATGCTTTTATAAATTGAGTTCCAGGCTCCCTATATTCAGTCCAATCTAAAGGTAACCCACCGCTTTCCTCTGAGCAACTATCCTCTCCACATGAGTAATTAGTTACTAAAGTTATCAATTCTGTTAATTTAGCCTCTTGGACAGGTATTTCTTGCCCTCCACTTGTAAAAGGATGACAATATACATCCATCAGGTTATAAACTTCATTTAACTGCTCCTCAGTTACACCTCTGCCAGTATTAGTTGTATTTACCGTTTTTTGCGAACCGCATTTTTGACAATTTTGCTCTTGTCCAGAAAATGATCTGACTTGATAGTCCCCACATTTAGAGCAAACATAAGTAGTCAAAATATCAGAAAAAGATATGTTTTTTTCTTCCAGCATTCTGCCTATATCCCATCCCTCTGACCAGTGTGTATGCAGTAAAAGTTTGGCTTTTGGCTCTACTTTTTTGAATAATTTATAGCCATCTAATATATTTGGAACGCTTTTTCTTAGTTGGTTTCTAAAGACAAATCCAATTATGTACTCATTACTTAAATTATGTCTAGATCTTAAATTAGAGCGGGTTTCATCACAAAATCTGTAAAAACAGCTCGTATCTAAAGACCCTCTTAATGTTTTTATGTGTGTGTAGCCTAACTTTTTAAATGCATTCTCTGCAAAAGTGGACCAAACAAAGTAATTTTTTGCTTTCGGTGCAAAATCCACAGCTTGAGGCAGTAATGGCAAACTGTCTAAAGTTGTCCAAACCATAGTGTTTATTTTATTCCACCAAGGTTTATTTTGATACCCACCAAAAGCCCAAATATCCTCTATACCTATGTAAACATCAGGTTTAAATTCTTCTATGGCTTTATCTACTAATTTGTTACCGTAGCCCTCTGCTCTTTGTTGTTCTGCACTTAAACCCTGTAGTTCATTTTGAGGTGGCAAAGCGCCTCTACAAGTCCAAGGCACATTTTCTGTCGATGGATCTTGCCAGTGAACGCCATTCGCTAATTCTACAATATTATATTTACCAGTATTAAATAAATATCTTAAAATATTTTTTTTGTTTTTACCGAAACCAGTAAAAGCTCTGCAAAAATTAGAGTGAACAAGAACAGTTTTCTTTTTCATCTACCTGTTTTGCTCCAAAGACTCTTTATAGCTTTTAGCTTTTTCAAGACGATGTAAGTATAGCTCTTGTAGATAGACCCTACAAAACTCTAAAAGACCATAAGCCTCAGACATCTCTACACCTATGCCAAACTTGTTAGCTGAGTTTCTAGTTACGCCAAAAGAGAAAGCTTTTGTGCCGTCTTTTTTAGTGTAAGGCTTGAAAGATATAGAGGTTTTATTGTCTTGATAGGAGTGAAAAGCAGAGAATTCACAATAGTTCTCTATTGCATTAATTAATCCACCTATCTCTATCTCATTTAACTTCAAAGATAGAGAGTTGTCTGGATTTTTTGCGTTTTCAGAAAAAGATCCAGTTCTTGTTTTATCGTTCCAGGAAAACTGTTTTATAGCCCTTACAAATACGCAAGGCTCTTTATTTTTTTGATTCGGGCCTATATCAAAACTAAAAGCGCACCCGCTGTTTTTGGAATTGGGTTTGTAATACTGTACAATCATGTAGGATATTAGGCATAATTAGCCTTTTTTCTACACGATTAAATGTATTTGTTTTATTTTTGAGCTTTTTTTATTTGATCAGCTGTAGGAGCGCCTTTATCTCCTTTTTTACGCATTTTTTCACCTGAACCACTTTTAATGCGCTGTCTTTTTTTTCTAATATTTTCCCAAAGGCTGCTATTTATTTGCGTTTTTTTTTTCTTTTAAAAGCTGATCATGCCTTTTCATAAATTCCTCATGATTTCTCCCAGGCATATAAACAGGTTTACCATCTTTTCCTCGATGTAAATGAACACCTGTTAAACCTAATTTTTTGCCTTCTTCCATTGCCTTCTTGGCTGTAGGATGTCCGTGAGCCATTGGATCTTCAGCGGCTCTCATTTTCATTTTTTCATCCTTTTTAGGCATGTCCATAGCTTTCATTTTTTCATCCTCTTCAGTCTTAGGCTTATCCATGGCTTTCATTTTTTTATCTTTATTTTCCATATCCATAGCCTTTAAACTTTCTTCAAGTCTTTTGTCTAATTCAGGATAAGGTCTACCAATGCTAGCCTTAGTTTCTTTTTTCTTACCGTAATGATGAGCTTTGTTCTCCTCTTTCATCTTTTTAAGAATAGCTTTCTGTAAAGCAGGAGGAAGTTTTTTCTGTTTTTCTGTAAGTTCACCATTTGAATTTTCCATCAACATTGGTCTATCCTTGTCATACTGAACAGCACATGCTTTCATTGTATTATCCATATTCATATCTTTTGTGTCTACCATTTCTGCATCATTCATAACGCAGTGGCTCATATAAGATTTGAATACTTTACCTTCTTCTTCGTCCATTTTTTTATCTTTGGACATTTTTTTATCTCTAGCTTCGCTCATTTTAGTTTGTGGTGTGTTGTATATAAAAAATAAATCTTTATCATTCCATGGGCCTTTACCGTCCAGGAATTCATTACCAACGCTCAAAGAGGCTTTTTTAGATGCTTTTTCAAATTGAGATATGCAAACAGCAACTCTTTGATCGTTACCCTTAAACTCTCCTTTTGTAGACAAATCAGCAACGCATCTGGTTATAAAATCAGAGCGTTTTTCCTTATCATTTGGAGATGGGAGTGGCATATATACAATAATTACACCTTTTTGCCAAAAATAGGCTCTGTAATTAGATTAAATAAGAATTTTTTATTATCTAAGAAAATGTCTAAATTTTTAAATTTTGACAAACAGTTGTTAAACTCATTAGAGATATCTATTATTACGTCCAATCTAGTGGATTGAAACATGTAAACCTCTCTTAAATAAGAAAACAAAAGCTCTAAAAGCTTTTTTTTAGTTTGCATGATATAAAGCTTATCGTAAAAAGGTTGATCATGTACTATGTTGTAATAACGATAAAATTTATCTAAGATTTCTTCTTCTAATTCTTTTTTAACGCCAAAGCTTAAAAATATGTCTACTAGATCTAATAATGGATGGTATAAACATGTATTTTCAAGGCAATTGAAATAAAAAAGATTCTTTGAAAAGTAAATAGTGTCTAAGGACAAAGATGAAATACAAGTTATTTCCTTATCTAATTTTGGAATATTACTCAGTAGATCTTTTGATATTTGTTTTTGTATTGAAATTATTTTATTATAATTAGAATTTGTCTTTATAGAATTTTTAGCTGTCTCAGAAAATGTTTTTTCTATATTTGAGTAATTTACAAAATTCGAGAGTACTGTTTTATATTTTATCTTAGATGGTTTTGTTTGACAGAAAAATTTATAACAGTCTAGAAAAGATTCTAAGTTATCTAAAAGAAGACCTCTGCCTAAATTTCTTATAGAAAAACAATTTGGAAATTGGAAAAGTAAACATGTTATTTCTTTATCCAAATTAACTTTACCATAATATTTAACAATTCCAGATGCTATACCCTGGGTTTTTTGTAAAATAAAATTTTCTCTTTCTAAGATTTTTGAATCACTATCAAATGAAATTTTAAGATAAAAAACCTTTTTACATTTTGTAATTAATTTATAGCAATCATAATTTTGATCATTGCTTTCGTGGTAAAAATTTAGAATATCTAAGTCTATATTTATTTTAGTTAATAGAAATCTAATGAATGTTTTTATAGAGTCCCAGTCTTCAGAAGAATTTATTATGTAAGTTCGGTTATTTAATAAATGAAAGTCCACTTTTAAACACAAGTTATAGTTTTATTTATAACTTTGATTTCTACTTTTTCAACATTTCTATTTTTAACTATATAATGAGACAAAGGAACTTGAATTAGTCTTTTAACTAAATTTTTAATATCTCTAGCATGTGTTTTTTGATATTTTAATTCATTAAAAATACATTTTTTTATTCTAGGGGAATATTTGAGTATAATATTCTTACTAGCAAGTCTTTCTTTTACTAGCATTAACTCAGTAGAAATTATTTTTAACAAGTCATTTGGCTTCAAATCTTGAAACACAAGAGTTTCATCAATCCTAGATATCAATTCAGGTCTAAGATATTTGTGTAAAGCTTTTTTATATAAATCTTCAACATTTTCCTGCTCTTGTACAAATCCCATGCTTCTTTTGCTTTTTTCTTTGAAGCCTATATTTGAAGTCATGACTATAATTGTATTACTAAAATCTATATGTCTATTTAAATTATCAGTGCAGTAACCCTCATCAAGTATATGCAATAGTAGATCTAAGATTTTACTTTCGCATTTTTCGATTTCATCAAAAAGTATTACTGAATTTGGGTTATTTCTAACGTACTCTGTCAATAATCCGCCTTCTTCATAACCAATATATCCAGCATTCGCTCCAATAAGCTTAGCCACACCAGTTTTATCTTGATACTCACTCATGTTTAATTGAATGAATGATTTAGGATTACCAAAGTAATACTTAGATATTTTCTTTGCCGTATGAGTTTTACCCACACCTGTGCTGCCAACTAATAAAAAATTACATAAAGGTTTATTTTTATCGTTTAAGCCAACTTTAGCGCAAGATAGGGCATTATAAATTTTCTTTAAATTTTCATCATGGCCGAAAATCTCAGATTTCATATTTTTTAGAAAAGAAGAAAACATTTTTGATTTTTTAGCTATAATTTTATGAGAAACACCAGTTTTTTCACTTATAACTTGGACTATATCCTTATATTTTACTCTTTTTTTCCTGCCTTTATTATCAAAGCTTTTAGCCATTGTTTTTATGTAATCTTTCAAGATTTCAGTAAAAGCTTCTTCGTCTATATCTTTTTCAGATTCTGCTTTTTTCAATAATTCAGAAAAATGCCTCCTGGCTTTTGCAACCTCATTAGATTCTTTCCTGTATTGTATTTTTGTTTTAGCTCCGACTTGATCGATTACATCAAAAGCTTTATCGGGAAAATTTTTATTACTTAAAAACGACTCACACAAGTTTAAGATATTATCAATATCTTCTTCTTCATACTTAACGCCGTGAAAGTCTTCGTAATAAGGTAAAGCATTAGTGATTATATTTTTAGTTTCTGCTTTTGAAGGCTCTTCAACTTTGATTTGTTCAAACCTTCTCTTCATTGCTGAGTCTTTTTCAAAAAACTTTTTATATTCTTTAGGTGTTGTAGCACCTATACATTTTATTAAACCTCTGGCTAGAGCTGGCTTCAGCATGCTTGATGCATCTATTGCGCCTTCTGAGTTTCCAGCACCTATGATTGTATGTATTTCATCAAAAAACAGTATGAGATGATCTTCATTTTCTACTTCTTTTAGTAGCGCTTTAAATCTACTTTCAAACTCTCCTCTATATTTAGTGCCAGCTATCATTGAGCTAATGTCCACAGAAAATATTTGTGTTAAAGACATGTGTTGAGGTACTTGTTGATTAACTATTTTTTGAGCCAAACCCTCAATTATAGCAGTTTTACCTACACCAGCTTCACCGACTAAAATAGAATTGCTTTTATTTTTTTTTGATAAAATTTCAATAAGTTCATTTATTTCACAATCTCTACCTGAAATTACAGGATTTTTTTTACTTAGAAACTCATGATTTAAATTAATACAATATTTATCTAAAGACCCGCTTGATCCAGCAGATTTATGCTCTTTAATTCTCTTAGTTTTTTTTGTTTTTCCCTCTATATGTAAAATATTTTTAACTTGATCTCCTGATGGTATGCTTGTTTCTAAAACATGAGATTCAATTATATCTTTTACATATTGCAGGTCTGTTCCATTTTTAATCAAAAATTCTACAAAAGAACCGCTCATGTCTATTATGACATATAAAATGTGTTCAACTCCTATAAAATAACTGTCAAAGTTATCAGAAAACTCTTTAGCAAAAAATATTACTTCGTTTATTTCATCGTCCCAGCCCTGCTTTTTATTATTAAATAAGTCTGGACTGCTTTTACAAAAATCTTCGAATTTTTTCAAAAACTTTTTGTTATTAAAATCTACATTGTAGGATTTTAACTTCATTGCACAACTATCAGATAAGTTTGTTATGCAAGCGTAAGTTAAATGAGAAACGTTTACAAGTGTGTGATTTTTAGATTCAGCAAAAGATTTTGCATCTTTTATACACTTTTTAGCTTTTGGAGTAAGATTATAATCTGTTAAACCCATCATAATTATTTACACTACTTTATGTCAGAAAGCTTCATATAGATTTTATCTTTTAGAGGAATTATCTTATCTATAAAGACGACATCATCAGAAACTGTACCATGTATTATTACTATGTCTGTCTTTTTTGGTAATTTTTTACCAGAATTCATATAATTTGTTAATCTTTGTTCTCTACCTGAATCCAGGAATAATCCATTAATAGTACCACTTTCATCTTGTAATTGTAGTCTAGCATATTTATTACCATTTTTACTAGTTCTTTTTATTATATCTATAAGAACACCAACAAACTTCACATTTGAAATATCAGGCATGAAATTATCTCTGTCATCTATAATTTCACCTGCTGATGTAAAATCATCACCGCAATCAAATATATCCCTAAGGTTGTGTGAGTAACTATATCCAAGCAGCTTTTCTTCAAAATGCCAGTTTGCATACTTTAGGTGGCTTTTATTCATCTCATAAATATTTTTATAAGGCTCGTATTTTTTCTTGAATGTTTGGAATCTACGATCAGTAAACAACGCTCTGTTATCATCTCCAACAGATTTACTTTTATAGCTATCATGTATTGAGGTTAGAATGTCAAAATCATACTTTTTACCTAGCTCTATAAAATTTCTTTTTTCTCTATCTGTTAAGATATTGAATGTTTGAGCTTCAAGAACTAATCGGCATCTATTTGTAGAAACAAAAGAGTCTAAAAGACCTGCTTGTATTAAAGCAGATAAAACACCAATGTTGAGACCTGCTTGCTTAGCTGAAATAAAAACTTCATATTTATTGTCAAAAGAATCTTCTCTAAATTCTAGAAGAGACAACAAAACTTTATCTGAAACACCTTTGATTGAATTTAAACCATATCTTATGTTTTTACCCTCTATCTTAAAATCAATATCAGATTTATTTAAGTCTGGGGGCAGGAGTTTTATATCAAAGTAAGAAAGCTCTTGGCTTATCTTTGCTATTTCTTCATGGGAATTAGGTTCGTATTTAGCGTACTTCAACAAGCTTAAAAAGAACTCCTGAGGATGATTAAATTTTAAGTAAACAGTTACGGCAGCTAGATAAGCATAACTTATAGAGTGAGATTTGTTAAAAGAGTAGTTTGCAGAATCCTCGGCAACTTTCCACAAAACTTCACCTATCTTGGGGTCTAATTTATTTTCTTTTATCTTATCATCAATTTTTGCTTTCCAAGCTGGCATCTGATCAACTTTTTTCTTGCCAATAATTCTCCTTAATTGTTCAGATTCGTCTAGACTAAACCCTACTTTTACAGCCATCTTCATCAACTGCTCTTGGTACAAAGGAATGCCTCCAGTATAGCTCAATATGTCATCAAAATACTCATGAACAGACTGGAACTCACCAGTCCTGACATAATCAGCATATAGATCTTTAAAATCTAAAGCTCCAGGTCTCGCAATAGCTACAACCGCAGATAATTGTTCCAGGTTTTGTGGGGCTATAGTTTGACAAACCTTAAAGTTTGTTTCAGCTTCAATTTGAAATAATCCTTGAGGACTTTTTAATATTTTTAACGCTGCATAGATTGATGGGTGATGAGGATCTATAGATGATTGAGTTATACCTAACTGTTGGCAAACATCATTGACAACAGATAATGTTCTAAGACCTAGTATATCAAACTTGACGCTCAAACTAGCGACATCATTCATATCGTATCCAGAAACTAAAGCTCCATCATTAGTTAACTGTAGTGGCATTATATCATTTAAATCATAATATGATATTGAAATACCTGAAGGATGAACTCCTGTATTCTTATTAAGACCTTCTAACTTTTTTGCTATTTCAAAAGCTTTACTGTATTTTTTTGCATGCTTTTTGAAAGACTCACTTTCTTCATAAGCAACATCTAAAGATGCAACTTTCCCAAAGTGTTTTGGTATGCTATCGCTAATTATGTTTACATTAGTCTCAGAAAGCTCTTCTACTATCTTGCCACACTCTTTCATGCATAGCTTTCCACTAAGAGTATTAAGTGTTAAAATTTTAGATGTTCTACCTTTAAATTTTTCTTCAATATATTCTATGACTTCAGCTCTTCTGTCGTAAGAGATATCGTTATCAACATCAGCAAGCAAACTTCCATCAAGATATATTTCTCCCTTGTGTTCTATTTTTCTAGCTCGACTTTTAGATACAAATCTCTCAAAAAATAAATCATGTTCTATTGGGTCTATATCAGTGACTCCGATTACGTAAAGAACTAATGATCCCGCAGCGCTACCTCTACCAGCTCCAACTGGTATTTTATTTTCTATACAAAAGTTTATAATGTCCCAGTTGAGTAAAACATAATCAATAAAACCAAGCTCTTTAAATATATCAAGTTCCTCTTTTAGCCTACCATAGTAAACCTTAGCATTATCCTTTGTGTCTATACCTTTTTGTTTAACTTTTTCAAAGCAAAGTTTTCTTAAAAATTGGTAATTACTTGCGTCTTGTGTAGCTCCAACTTCATCATAGTATTTTTTTTCTATGTTAATTTCTGGTAGTTTTACTCCAACTGGAAATGGAACATCATAAGCTGTATATTCTTTTATGTTCATAACTCTAAATCAAATAATTGTTTTTTGAAAATCTTAAAGTTCATTTCAATATCATACATGGCATCATGAAGCTTTTTAGGATCATGCGGTATATTATATTTTTTTAACAAGAAACCTTGAGATGTTTTGAGACCTCTTTCTTTATAATTTAAAAGTCTGTACTGCCAAGTTATAAAGTTTTCACCGTTGTATGGTATTTCTTTTGCTATGGCTGTAGCTAAAGCCTTTGTATCAACAATTCTGTTTATATATTCTTGATTTAAATCGCGAGACATCGCTCTACGCCAAACGTCAATCATATAGACATCAAAGCCTAATAAATTTTGACCTACAATCAAGTTTCTTTTGTCGAAAAGAACTTCAGAAAACTCTTCCCAAACCTTATTAGGAGCCAAGCTTTTTTTGTTATATTCTTTCATAGAAAAGCCTGTGACTTTTGCAGCACCTTCTGACACATTTAGATTAGGCCAATGAATAAATCTATCGCATTTTGCAATTATGTTATTACCTTCTGCTAAAATCCAGGCAATTTGCCAAGGTCTAGATTTTATTAAATTTAGACCCTCAGTCTCAGTGTCGAAAATTACATACCTTTGTTTTTTATCAAATCTTAAATTATTATTTGTCATCAGCTAACTCTGTATATGATTCAAAACAAAACTCGTCACTACCAAAGTGGTCTAAGTTTGGACAGCTCAAAGTAGAAGGTCTGCCAAATTTTCTGCCACAAATTATTTTGTATGTTTGTAGAGCTTCAACATCATTTTTATTTTCATAAAGGATGGTTTTAACTTTTTCAATATGGTGTTTGTCTTTGCAGTATTCATCCACGTATTTATTAAGTATTTTATCAAAAGGCAAGTTGTTATTTTCTACCCAAAAGCTTGGATTTATGTTGGTAAAATCAGGCACACAATTTTTTAAGTAAAATTTATTTTTATAAATAAAAGAATCATAAAATGGTATTACTAACCCTAAATTATCTTGCTCCCAAATAGAATTTAAGTAACTAAAATCTACCTTGCTATTACCTTCAAGTTCTTTGAAAGAGTAAATTTTATTTAAAAGCTTACAGCCATTATCGTTTTTTGCCAATATTACAATTTTATGATCTGAGTTACAATCATCTTCTTGTACATCGTTGCAGCAAGTCAACCTAAGACCAAAAACTAAATGAATATCAAGTTCTTTGCATAAATTGTGACACTTTACAAACCCTGTCATGGAATCTTCAACTAACAAAAGAAAATTATTTTCCTGGCTTTTGTAAAGCTCTAGTATTTTTTCTATATTTAAGATGCTTTTACCAATTGAATAAGTTGATTTGAATACTGGAAGCATTCCGTAAGAGTATCATTGATTATGCTGTTGTCAATAACAATGTGCAGGACAACCCTCATAATATTTAATTTCATATGTGCATCCATCTGGAATTAGATCTTCTGTAAAATCTTCTTCAAAATAAGAAGCTATAACATCTCCATTTTTATTTTTGACATGATAGTAAAAAAAATCAAATTTCATAGAACAATGCCATTTGGGATTACCATCTAATTTAAGTTCACCTTTTTGTTTAGCAAAACCACAAAGCAACTTACCAGTGAAAGATCCATCATTAGGAAACCCTTTATGTGCAGCAAAGTTAGATTCGGCATGCTTGCGAGAAAAGTTGTCTAAATACTTTTGTATTTCTGTCAATTGTAATTCAAAACCATATAACTCTTCATCGTCTAAGGGTTTCATCTGCATCAATCCAGAATTTGATGATTGATTATCTAGATCAAATTTTAAAAATAAAAATTCACTTACTCTTTTAGAATACTCTGGAAATAAATTTTTTACAGCAAGGCTATACATTAAGTCTTGTAAATTATCTGTAGCATCCTTTCCTTTGAAAACAGATTTACTTGTTTTGAAATCTCTAATTAAAGCAAACTTTTTCTTTTTATATAAAAATAGTTTATCTATAAACCCTCTTATCTTATAAGATATTTCTCCATCATTTTTTACTATTTCAAAATCTTTTTCCGAAAACTCTTTTGTTGGTTTGTCTAAATCTCCACCAAAAAAATCATAAGTTAAGCCATTATAAGTCATTTCTTTTATTAGCTGTATATTTTCAGCATCATCGACCTCATCTCTGATAGCATGTTTCATGACCAACCTTTTTATAGATGGAATAACAAATATATCCTGAGCTTTTAATATTTTATTATAGTATTTTTTTCTTTTTTTTTCGCCTAAAAGCTCAAAAATCAAGTGACATATAGAACCTCTTTTTGCACCATCATTACTTTTATCAGGTAGGTTTAGCTTATATTTACACCAATAAAGCCAAGAACAAGACTGTGCGGTCTTAATTCTGCTTGCAGAAAGTGGTGTCTCAGGACGATTCATTGCTTAACACTAACGAAGTCTTTATCTCTTTTTTAGTGAAGCAAGTTTTGTTGTCTTTAACAAATTTTAAAATATATTCTAATTGTTTTAATTGTTCTATCTCTTGAGACAACCAATCATTTAAATTATATTTTGCCACATGAGCATCACCAAAATCATTATATGGTTTTGGTGGGAATTTTACACTTAATATATTTAAATCAAAGTATTGTGATAATTTTAAATAATTTTTAATAGCCGCAATAAATCCTCTATTGTCCTCACTATTGTCGTCATTATTAGTAGAAATAATAATCCGATTAATTGGCATACTACTAAGATAAGAAATAATATTGCTGTTAACAGACAAGCCAAAAATAACCAAAATGTTTTTAATGCCTTGTTCATATAATGCTAATGCGTCTCCTATGCTTTCAACTAAAATTACTTCTTGTTTTTCTAAAATAAACTCAGATACTTCGGTTTTTATATTAAAAACTGGATAAACCCAGCTATTTCTTTTGCCTATGTGTTTCCATTTAGGATAATCATTGTTGTCATCAACTTTTCTTCCTGAAAATCCAATAATTTGTTTTTCTCTATTATATATAGGAAACACCATTCTTCTATACATTTTACCCACACCAGCTAATCCAACATCAAACTTTTTTTGAGTTTCTTCTGATATAAGTTTATTCTTATAAAATTTATAATTTGGGAATAAATTTTGCAGACAGTTTTCAGGGTAAATTTTTTCCATTTCTAATGCAGCTTTTTTCTTGTAAGTTTTTACATCACTAAGATTTACTTTAGATAATACACTTTTTAAATCTGTGTTATTATCTTTTAAGGTCGCTTTTAGTAAAGCCTCAAAAGGTTTAGATCCTTTGTTTTCAACAAAATCCATCCATACGCCTGTATTCTTATAAATTTTTAAGGCTGTTTTATTGTCTCCGTCCCTATAAAGAGCTTGAGTTCTCCAGTGATCACCGCAGTCAATTAGCTTGTAGCCTAAGCTCTCTAATATCTCCTGGAATTGTTCAGAACTGGTCAAAGTCTGGGATTGTTTCTTCATCTCCTTCTGTATTCAAGTCAACTTCTCCATTTAATCTTCTAGCTATATCTCTTAAGTCACCACACTCACTTATATTAAAATTATTAAAATTTAAGTTAATAGAATTTTTTCTTAAAGCGTCATTTATTCTAACTGGCTCAACTGCACCAGCAATGTCGCTACCAAGGTGTCTTGCTTTTACATTTATCAATTTATGAGTACCGAATTGTGATCCCTCTAACTCTATTTCATCCGCTGTCTTATTTCTCAATATAAACATGTGAGAACAAAATTGAGTAATTCTATCTGATAATGAAACAATTGACTCATCATCAACTATTGATTGAGCCGTTCTATTGTTTGTTATGCCGTACCTATTAGACTGAACAGAAGTAATCATGGGTATGACAGGCTCTCCTTCATATATAATTTCTTTTTGAACGCACTTCTTAAATTTATCCACCATTTCCCCAACTATCTGCCACTCTGATTTATTAGCGGATGATTCTGATGTTGTTTTAATATAATCAAAGGAAAAAACCATTTTATTTCCTCTTCCTACTTTCGAATAGTAAAACCTTTTGAGTGTGTTTACCATTGAATCAACATCCATGCCACCTACATTGTAGTAATAAAACTTTAGTTCTTTTATCTTAGGCCAAACACTTCTAACCTTAGAAACTACATCTTTACCAGCCTGTCTCCATTTGCCGCTTTCTAATAAGTGCATTGGTACACCAGATAATGCCGCACACTGTCTCATTATAAGCTCTTCCTTACTCATCTCACCATTGTCAAAATGTAAAACAGGCACATCATATTCTAAACTAACTTTTGTAGAATAATCCATACAAAACTGAGTTTTTCCAACACCAGATCTAGCTACTATAACAGTTATGTTACCTGCTCTTAGTAACGAGCCATATATTTCATTAACTTTGGGATGTGGACCCATCATCCCAAATTCTGTTAATGGATTGTTTCCTCTATCCTCCACTAAATTTTCCATCTCTTCATAGATGTTAACTGGAGTATCGTTACCTAGCTCATAAAGATTAATCCTGGAATTGTATATTGAATCAGAAGCCTCAACTATATCTCTATAAGAAGCCTCTGGGGGCATTTTTTTCATCTTACGAGCTATTTGTTCAGACGACGCTAATATTTCTCTTCTTATAGAATATTTTTTTAATTCTTTCGCTGTCTTTATTACATTACCTTTTGGAACTTTTCTTAAAGCTAATGACTTAATATAATCAGATGGGTTTAAATTATCTTCAAAAGATAATCCTACCTCGTTAACTCTTTGAGCTATAATTATTTCATCTATATCATCGCCAGCATTGACTGCTTGCTCTACTATCCTAAAAATAGTTGAATTTAATGAACTTTGATCAGAATAAAAATCTGAAACAGATATAAAGTTACATATCTCTGTTAGTGAAGAAGGATCTTTTAATAAACCTGCTAACAGCTGTTTTTCTAACTCGTAAGAATATATCATTCGACTTCTTCAGGCTTTTCATCTCGATTTATAAAACCCTCTAAAGCTTTAAGAAGAGCGAGTTCTGTCATTGAACAATCAAACCTCTGGTAAATTAAAGGCTGCCCGTTTTCAGAGGATACAGCCATTATAATTCCTTTATATTTATCTATCCCCCCAGATAATTCATATAACTTATCAACCATTTCAGAGGGGATGCTAAATTCCGCCTCTACATCGTCATCTTCTATCATAGGTATATTTGTTGATCCACAAAAAGAGATGCTGTTATTTCATCTTGTGGATATATTTCTGCTAATTTTATATTATTGCTTTTGCAAAACAATAGTTTATCTTCGTCTCTTTTGAGCTGATCGCAATACTTAAATCTATTCTTATGAAAAAATTTAACATATTTCGTATGTTGCTCTCCTTGAACTTCTACTGCTACTTTTTTATTAGCGTTGTAAAAGTCTAAAGTCAATCTAGTTCCAACAACTCTAAATTCTTCAAATACAATATCGTGTATCCAAAATGGCTGTAAAAATTGTTTTACCCTAGTTTGAAACTTGCTTCTACTGGGTTTATCCCAGTTTATGAGGTATTTTTTTGCGTTTTTTAGATTTCTTTCTCGGCCATATACATCAATAAATTTCATTAGGAAATCTCTTGAATGTATTTTTTAAAGTAATCAAAAAGAAAATTAGAGATAGTTGGGTTGTCCTCTATATATTTAAAAACTTTATTCATGCCTTGAATTTTTTCTGGAAATTCCAACTTATTTTCTAACAGAAGATCTTTAAAATCATCAGTGATACTTATCCAAGCGCCACTCTTTTTAATGAATTCAAAAGACTCCAAAAGATTTACAATTTCTTTTTCAATCCATATTGATGTGCCTCCTTTTCTACCATATCTTATGGGGTATGTTATTTTTTGATTGGTTTTCTCATTAGGAGATTTTTTTACTGTCACCTTAGCATGAACTCCAATAATTGGATTCGTTTTTGGGTCATGTTTTTTTGTTGGGTCTTCTAGAATTTGATCTCCAGCAAATCTTGGATCATATTCTATAATCCAGTTAGCGAAATGCAAAAGAGCGTTTCCGCCTGTAGCTGTAGTTTGTCTAATAGGAGCTTTGCTATAAGGATCAAGCTTTATGTCGGCCCTAACTTGAGATATAAAAATAGCCATGTGACCTCTTTTAGCTAATTTAATAGACATCTTTTTCATGAATGTAGCAGCTACAACTGCTCCACCTGCAACTTTTACAGAATCTTCATATCCTTTTGCTTTGTCATTTTTTAGTATCAAGCCATCAACAGAATCTAAAACAAAGCAGTACTTTATACCTGTCTCGTTATGGTCAATAAGTTTTGTTATTATTTCAGCGACCGCTTCATAGATATTGCTTTCAAAAACAAAGCAAGAACCATTTTCCCATTCATTGTGTTCTGTTACAAATTTTAGACCAGATCTTTCTTTCATTTCTGGAGATAGCCTACCTTCAGCTTTGATATAGAACCCTCTTGAGTTAGGCACGGTTTCCAAAAAGTTTTTCATAACCTGTAATGACTCAGATGTTTTGCCACCTTCGTTCATGCCTGTGAACCTATGTAACCCAGGACCAAAGCCTCCTCCAAGCTCTACATCAAATTGTAAAGAACCGCTAGAGACTTTATAGTTTTCCTCTACCTCAAAATTGTAATGATCTTCTTTGTTTGTTTTCAAGAAATTCTCTAATATTTTTTCTGGATTTATATCACTCATCTAAAAAGTCTTTAATTGTTTTTTTCTTAAGTTTTATTTTAGCATCTTTGCCAAATTTTTCACCTATATTATATTTCGGATATTTAGAAAAGTCTACTCTAAAATTAAAAGCCCTAAACTTTTCGTCGAGTGTGCTTTTAAGCTTTGGACTTGTCAAGTATGCTAAGGAGTCAAATTTATTTTCAAAAGATATACAAGACATAAATTCTTGAGAATATCTTTCTATGAGATCATTTAACATTTTCATTTCCCTAGCAAAAAAAGGTCTTCTGCCTTTTTCTGGTACGTCAAGCAAGCGAAAAAGTATCTCTCTCTTATTTAAAATCACTAATTATTATCTAACAATTTTATATCATTATCAACCATCTTTTTAACTAAACCTGGAAAATTAGTTTTAGGCTTCCATCCAAGCTCTTCTCTTGCTCTGCTAGAATCGCCCCAAAGCAAATCAACTTCTGCTGGTCTATAAAATTGCGGATCAACTTCCATCAATAAATCACCACCATGAAAATATTTACAATCTTCATCTACTCCTTCCCATCTACACATTGATCTATGAAACCCTGCTGCGTTAAATGCCTCTTCAACAAACTCTCTAATTGTGTGAGTCTCATTAGAAGATAATACATAGTCATCGGGTGTTTTGCGCCAAATATTAATCCAGTACTTCTCTTGATTTAACATTCTCCATATACCATCCATAAAATCCTCTGAATCACTCCAATCTCTTTTGGAATCTACATTGCCAAGCCTCAAAGGCTCAAAAGATTTTTTACTAGCATACTCATGGCTAATGCGAGCAACGTTCTGGGTAATTTTTCTTGTTACAAACTCAGATCCTCTTCTAACGCCTTCATGGTTAAAAAGCCAGCCTTGAATAGCATATAAACCATAAGAATCTCTATATACTTTAACTAAGTGCCTAGCAGAGCATTTAGAAGCCCCATACGGACTCCTGGGTCTAAGGGGGTGTTCCTCTGTTTGAGGTTCGGTTACAACGTCTCCAAACTCCTCAGAAGAGCCAGCGTTATAATATCTACACTGTGGACAATGTCTTTTTATAGCTTCAAGCTGATGTAATACAGCTAACGCATTTGTCTCCATATGCTGAGTAGGCATTTTCCAACTTGTACCCACAAAAGAATTTGCAGCAAAGTTGATAAAATAATCAGGTTTGTGTTCAGCTATAACTCTATCTACATTTTGAGGATCAGTTACATCTAAATCAATTAGAAAAAACCTGGGGTTGTCTAATAAATGAAGAATATTCTCATGGTTTTTAACGCTTAATCTTCTAGCCCCGCCAATTATAGTGTGGGAAGTATTTTTTAAAAGATAGTCAACCATATTGCTACCATCTTGTCCTGTTACTCCTGTAATAATAATTTTTTTCATTAGCATTCTCCTCTTATTGCTGGGTCAATATTATATTTTTTAAATAAAGGTTTTAATCTTTCTCTATATAAAGATGTTTGCCATTTTGATGGATTTCCATAGCTTGCTCCATGTAAAGCTGAAGACATGTAAGGAAAAGTGCTTGAATCTGAGTGAGCGGCAGTAACATCTCCTTGACATAATTTATCATTATTCCAAACAAATAAACCTTTTAGATTTAATTTTCTAGCTGCATGAGATCCTTTTATCTCAGCCTCATAAAAATTTTTAGGTTTGTATGAATTAAAATGATTTATAAGTGATTTTTTTTTCCATAAAGTAGCCTGTAAGCTATATAAATATTCACAGCTAAATGGCACTTCATAAAGATTTAGATCTTTATTAACTAATTTATTTGGTCCTGTATGCGACTCGTTTATACCTGATCTTATTAGCCTTATAAAATCATAGTCTGAATCTATTAAATAGTTTATCATATTAGAGATCTTTGTTTCTTCCACGGCCGAATATAATACAAAATCCTCAAGTGAAAATAAAACTATGTCTTCTTCAATATGCTCTAAACTCTCAGTTAGCCTTTTGTAAAACGGGTCTGTCTCAATGTTAACAATTTGTTTGAATCCAGGATTTATTTTATCGCTCTTTTCATTAATAATCACACAGTGTTTAAAAAACGGAGCCATTTCTTCGTACTGACCATAGTACATAGGCCAAACATCATCATAGCTAGAATGTGTCCAAGTTGATACTATACATTTACTTATCATAGATTTAAATTTTTTACGCCTTCATTCCTATCTAAATTTATTGCTATAGCATAATCTTCACTTCTATCTAATTTTCTATCATTTATTAAAATTCTTTTACCTCCACCTATGCCCATTATCAAAAAGTCATATATTATACCAGCCTCCTCTAATTGTTTTTTTGTAACTCTTCTTAAGCTTTCTTTTCTGCCTGTAGTTAAAATTATTGTAAAGCCATTTCTTTCCCACTCTTTTAACTTTTCTAAAGTCCCGTCAAGAACGTTTAACTTATGTGTTGGTAGCTGTGCCTGAGTAGGACTGCTATGTTCAACTAAAGTGCCATCTAAATCACAAAATATAGTTATAGGTCTCTCTTCCATCAAATAAAAGTTGTTTCTGGATTTATGTTTTCAAGAATATCTAATTTTATTTCGTCATTGTAAATTCCAGCTTTTAAAATTACAATTGGAGTTTTTTCATCTTTAAGTATTTTTGGAGATTCACAAATTAAATTTGTTCCATAAAGTCTATTACCATGTTTAGCAGTGTCGTTATCTAATATATGGCAAATCGAATCTTCCTTCAAACCAAAATTGATAAGATATTGAGAGAATATATGAGCGCCAAATAAGTATATAGGTTTATTAGTGCTAGATATTTTATTATTTAAAATTTTTACTTGCTCTTTAATATTATTTATAAAACATAAAAAAGTATTTTTATTTTTAATATATAAGTTGTCTGGTAATTTTTTTTCTTTGACTAAAGAGTTCTTTTTGAATGCATAGAAGATGCTATGATCATCTTTAAAATATTGTTTACTCTCTAAATAAAATTTAAATTTAGAAAAAATATTTTCTATGTATGGTTCAGTTAAGAAACAGGTATGCTCAAAGTTAAGACAATTTGTATAATTTCTTTTTAACATTTCTTCCATGTTTGGTATGGAAAAAATTAACATAGCACCATTTTTCAAAACTTTTGATTTTTGGCTTACAAAAGGCTCTAAATCATAGATATGCTCAATGACATGTGAATGTACAATCGTGTCATAGTTTTTTTTACTATTAAATTTATCATCAAAAAAATCTTTTATGACATCAACATTTAAATCTTTGGGTATGCATGGATTTGGTTCTATTATTGTCCAGTTACAATTAGGAAATTTTTGCAAAAACTTTTCTGCTAAAATGCCATGAAGACCACCTATTTCTAAAACGTTTTTTAAATTAAATTTACTTATAAAATCACAAAAGCTATTATGATGTTCATTCCATATCTTACCAATTTTACCTGAGCCATGTTCATTAGCATATACTACATTTAATGGTAAAAGAGGATTTAGTTGTATAAATCCAGAATTTTTGTCTATGTACCAATTCATATCCTCAACCAAGTCGTCATTTTTTGGAGTATCGACGCAACCCATGTATACTGGGAAGTTTTTATAGGTTTCTAAAAGTTCTAAATTTTTATATTTAGAAAAAGGTGTTGTTCCCCTATGTATATAGTTCATTTAATTTTTTAGTGACCTCTAATTTTATTTGCTGATCTATATTAGGCTTTATAGACATAAATTCTTCATCTGAAAAGACGTAATGCCCACAGATTTTTATTAGCTGTTCTTTTTGCTCTTTAGGTTTAAAACTTTGATCAACCCACTTCATCCATTTTTTAGACTCAAAACAAATCTGCCAAAATTTTTCAAAGTTTATTCCCGATTTTAAATAACACTCTGTTTCAATTAGTCCAAATTCAGGGGCTATATTTATTGAATCTAATCCAAAAGATAGCTTTTCTTTAATTAAATCAGCTCCAATATAATCTCCATTATGTTCTTTGCTTAAAAGATTATGTTTTTTACATACATTAACCATTTTAATCAATCTGTTTTTGCAATATTTGCCAGTGTTTTGGTTGCCTTTTAGAGACGTTCCAGATTGTATTACTAAATAATCTATCTTAGAAAAAACTTCGCTAGATAATTTTTTTTCTAAATCAATTACAAATGTAGAAAGCTCATCCGCTGTAAATCGCCTAATTGACTCTTCAGTTCCGATCTCATATCTGATTTCTGAATTTAAATCACTACAAAAATTTATCATTTCAACAGTTGCATGCAAACCGTCTTGGTATTCTGGATATTTTTTCCAGGGATCTAAATGAATATAATCCATGTAACCACAATCTTCTTTTAAAGATTCAAATCCATCGTCTTCTTTTTGACCTTGACCTGGACCAGCGTGATCTCTTTTTATTAAAATATCACTACAGTATGATGCAAAAGTTTTTGTATTCCATCCATTAACATAACCTCCATTTTTTTCTACTTGTCTGCGAGATGGTATTAATCCTAATTTGTTTAAACCTTTGTTAAAATCAATACAAGAGTCAACTATGTTTTTAGACATTGGCCCCACGAAAATTTTTGGCATATTCATAGCTACTTCAAAAGTTTGTATAAATTAAATTTCCCAAAATTGAATAAAAATTTATTGAATGGATACTCATGAAGTGGGGACATATTGATCCAAATCAATGATGTGAGAATTTCTACTTTTTTAAAATCTAAACCTTTTGCTAAAATAAATTCTTTTAAAATCGACTTACATCTTAAGAGAGTAGTGTGGCACAAAATGTGACAATTTTCTATAGAGTAATCAAATAATCCTTTATCTACTATAGTATGATTAACTGTCAAATTGTGATTTAACTTTGCTAAATCGTAATACAAATCTCCAAATTTCAATTCTCCAGCAAAATCTTGCCTCCAGTCTATTAAGGTAAAATCATCCCCATCGTATAGAATATTATCTAGTATGAAGTCTCCATGAAATGGTGATTTTACTCCATCGCAAAGCCAATCTAAATCTATATTATCTATAAGTTTATCTATAGGTGGAATTATTTCACCGTTAATTTTAGAATAATTATCAATTTTTCCATCAAGTATTTTTTCAACTCTTTCTTGTGTTTTAGTTATGTAAAATCTTTTACAATATGTTTTTATAGATTCACTATTATCAAATTCCCAAAGATTATCACTAGCCCATTCAAGAAGTTTGCTAAAGGAATCTTCTGTCACAGTGTGTGAAAAAAGATTTGATTTTACTTTTTTGTATTTATAAAAATTTTCGGAATACTCTAAAATTTCAGGAACAATGCCCTCTAATATTTTTGCTCTATATACCCTGTCTTTATTTATTTTTTTACTATGAAAAAATTTAATTACAAAATCATCAAAAAGATAAACTGATTCATTTTTTTTATCTAATACCTCTAAATCTCCTTTAAAGTAAGAACTAGTTTTAAAAAGCTCAGTAGTATTTCCTGTGTCAAACCACTTTTTTGATTCTAAAAATCTAAAAGAGGTTTTTGATAGCATTTTATTTATTACCACGCCTTCAAATAGCTCTGAGTTATTTGGATCTTCTAAGTAAAGATATCTTAATTCTTTCCAAAAAAGATCATAATCTTTTATTCCACAAACTCCAACGTAAGCAAAATCAAAATTTAACTCTCCTTTTGGATTAATGTTTTTTACCAATCCAGCGTCTACATTTAAAGAAGTATATTGAGATGAATCTTCTTTTTTTGAACCAATGCAAAAATTTTCTTCCAGGGAATATTTACAATCAGGTACTATTGTATCTGTAGCATGAAAAATAAATGGACACTTCAAATGACTTTCAGCTTGAAGAATTGAATAGCCTAAACTGCTACCTTTACCTTTAAAGTTATCAACATAAACAAACTCAAAGTTTTTGTTTGGATATGCTAAAAGTAAAAATTGTTTTACGTGAGTCCCAAAATGACCTAAAGTTATTACAAAGTTAGTATTAGTTGGATAAGATTCTATTATATGAGAAATAACAGGCTTATTACCTATTCTTACTAAAGATTTATTAGTAAAATTAGTTATCTCTCCTAATCTACTACCTATACCACTTGTAGTTATTAAGACCTTTTTTTTTACATCAGATTCTACCATAGTCATCTTCTAGCCTTACAATATCATCTTCACCAAAATATTCTCCTCTTTGTATTTCTATAAAAATAAGATCCTCTGAACCAGTATTTCTTATTTGATGTTTAGCTTCAGTTGGAATGTGTATTACAGACGATGATTCTATCGCATGAATTTCATCGTTTAATTTAAGCTCTCCCTGGCCTTGAATTACAACCCAAATTTCTTCTCTTTTGTAATGATATTGATAACTAGGAGCATTATTGGGGCTTATAACTATTTTTTTTACCTTACATGAAGTTTCATCTAAAAGATTTTCAAATGTTCCCCAAGGTCTACTTTCTTTATAATTCATTTCAATGTAAAAAATATTTCCTGATGACTGTATTCTACAAAATTTACAGGTTGATCAGGTTTATGTGTTTTACAAATATAATTGTAAAGTTCCTTATATTGTTTCTCTCCAAGTTGATCGTGTAATTCAATTGCAATATATTTTATATTTTTTAAATTTTTACCCATCAAAAGCTCGTATTCTGAAGTTTCACAATCTATTTTCATGTAATCTACTTTGTTGTTAACTTTATCTAAAATACTTTCTAAAGAAATAGATTCAACTTGACAGACAACATCTAAACCATTCCAATCTGGTCTAACATTTTGCTTTTCTATTGCATAAGATCCATCTTCCATGGATTCATGACCTTTTAAGTTTAATATTTCTCCATCATTTTTGCTCACCGCTTTATGAAATATCGAAATATGTTTATCATTAAACTTTTGTTTTAGTTTTTTTACCAAGAAGTAATTGGCTTCGTAAGCGTGAATTTTAGAAAAAGTATTTTTGTGAAGGTCTAAAAAGCAACCATTGTTGCAACCAATATCAATAGCGACTTTCCCTTGTGCATTCTTAGGAATAGGGTAAGAACCAATGTTTTTTCTTAGTTTTTTTTGAGAGTATATCTCCTCATATTTTTTATTTATATCCATAATATCATTAATTTAAAATTTACCAAATGCATTTTCTTGTAGAAAAATGTCCTCCGCTATAATAATCTCTAGCAAAACCTTCAGATTGCAACCATGGGTTTAATGTTGATCCAGCGTCTATATACAAATTATTTTTATTACTTTCAAATAATTGATGACATAGCATGTTTCCAAAAGGTCCACAACAAAAAAGAAAAAGTTTATTTTTTAAATTATTGTCTTTAATTTCTTTTATTAGAGAATAGTTATTAACCCAAGCGCTAAATCCTACCTTATATATTTTTTCAGGTTTGAAAGGTAGTTGATCAAATTTACCTCTTTCATTAGCTACTAGGTGAACATCATGATTACTATACTCTTTTAAAAAAGTTTCTTTATATATTTCATAATTTGTATTAACAAAAACATTTGCAAAAGTCATATGATCCTCATCTTGTTCACTGAATTCTCGCATTTTTTGCGCCCTATCACCGTTACAGCATGGACAGCAAGTTCCTATATAATAATTAGGATCTTTAAATTTTATTGCATTTATAAGTTCTTGCCTATATTTTTGTTCAGTAGTGGGAGTATTTTCAAACTCACTATTATTTAAATTTTCATTAAGCATCGCTGCCCACTCACCATCTGCAAATTTAGAAAAAGCAAACGGTTTGCCTTTTTTAAATTTTTCAAAAAGATTGTATATTTCTTGAGTAAAATCTTTCATATTTTAAGCCACTCATCTCTATCTAAACTCCATTTTATTGTGGACTCTAATGACTGCTCGAAAGACACTGGATGATTCCATCCAAGTTTTTTCATTTTTTCTCCATCAAGAGCGTATCGTAAATCATGTCCTGGACGTTGACTATGAAAGTCAACCATTTCGTATTTTAATTCTTTACCTAATATGTCAGCTATTAATTGTGCCAATTGTAAATTATCAGTTTCTTTTTCACCAACTATATTAAATCTGCCCTTTGATGCATCATAGTTATCTAATGTTTCATCACAATTCTCTAAAATATGCAGAAGAGCATCAGCAATGTTTCTAGCATGTATGTAAAACCTACTTCCAGCTTCAGTTTTTTCTTTATTACTATGTATTGTAACTGTTTCATTATTCAGAACTTTATTGATTACTTTTGGTACAAACTTTTCTGGATGTTGTCGTTCACCTATAACATTCATTGTATTCGTAATAATTATAGGTATTTTATAAGTATTAGCGTAAGACTGACAAATACACTCAGCGGCTCCTTTTGATGCAGAATAAGGGTTGCCACAGTTAAATCTTTCTCCTTCTTTATAGTTTTTACCAATTGGCGCTGATCCATAAACTTCATCTGTAGAAAAATAAATGAATTTTTTTAGATTAGGAAGGCTCCTGGCATACTCTAAAATATGTAAAGTAGAGTCAATATTATTTTGAACAAAAGGGACTGGGTCAGATATTGAGTTGTCTACATGTGAATCGGCTGCTACATGGAATATATATTCGATATCTCCTAATTCTTTTATTAACCCTTCTTGAAATGGCAAAGACAAATCTGTGGTAAATATTTTTACTCTGTCATCGTTAAACACATTGATATCTCTGATTCTATCATGGCCTGAACTAGCATAGCTTAGCTTATCTAAGCAGTAGATTTCCCAATCTGTTTTCTTCAGAAAATGTTCTAATATATGATGTCCAACAAATCCATTGGCCCCTGTTAAGATTACTTTAGTCATTACTTATGTGTGTTTACGGTTTCAATATATTCTTTAAATTCATTTTGTTGATCATACCACCAACTGCTAGCTTTGCATTTATCTCTATTTATATCTAATTCTAGAGACTCCCATTTAGGACCAACAGGATCAGTCACAACTAAATCTTCAGGTAAGCTAGATAGGGATCTTAGCTTATCTCCATCCTTTATAAGCTCTCTCCATTGTTTGACTCTCTCCTCAAATGTTCCCTCAGGTGGTTGACCTTTACAAAAAACACCTGAAAGTCCTACATGCATTGATCTGCTTTGATCTGGTTTTAAAACAAATAATTTATTTTTATCCATTATCCTTTCTATGGCTCCATCGTGATGAGTATGATCGTATGGTGCTATCCTAGATATTGGATATTTTAATCCATAGTATAATGTTGGATTAGAATACAGTAATGGATCAGATAATATGGGTTTTAAATATTTATTAATTGTATCTGTAGATATGACAGATAAAGATGTGCATTGGTAATCTCCCATTAAAATATCAGGACAGCCTTCTTTTTCTGCTTCTGGTCTTCTTTTATGTGCAGCACCCATTATCCTTGGGTATTTTTTAAGAAAATTATCATATATGTATTTATTAAACCTTACATAATCCTGAGTAGGTATCATGTCTTCCTCTCCTACTATCATAAAATCACCAGCTCTGCTTTCATCTGCTGCATATATATAAGTAGATAAAATATTATGAAAACCTGGGAGTGGACAACTTGTTTTTGGTTTGATAATTTGCTCTATTGTTGAATCAGGGAATTTTGTTTTGTAATACCTTATAACATCATTTTGATCCGCATCATGACCCTCTTCAGTATGTATTTGTATTTGATAATCATTTATCGTAGGCTCACAAAATATTTGCTCTAAGTAAAGATACAATAAATCTGACTTATTATAAGCTGCTATAGCTATTGTATTTTTATTCATAACTATCTAGTATGGTATTAATTTTATTTGCGGCAGTTCCGTCTCCATAAGGACATGGGCTATTTATAGTACTATCCCTTATAACTGTTTCAAAAATTTTTGGCAAATCGCTTGGTTGTGGACACATAAATATGTGTCCAGAATCTATACCTTCTGGTCTTTCAGTAGTTTTTCTACAAACTATAATTTTTTTACCTAAAAAAGACCCCTCTTCTTGTATTCCTCCAGAATCTGTAATAACAGCAGCGCATCCTTTTAAAATATTTAAAAAATCATCATGCTCCATAGCGTCAACTTTTACTATGTTTTTTAAATTATTAGCTGCCTTTTTTATAATTGGATTAGGATGAATTGGATAAATAAATTGATTTCTAATGTGTTGTTTTGCTATTTGATCTATTTTTTCAAGCCACTCTTCTAACAGTTGTAAATTTTCATTTCTGTGCAAAGTAATAAGAATATCTTTGCCATAAAAAGCATCTTTTTTATAATCTATTAAATTATCCAGGGCGGTGTTTCCAGTAACAAAAACATCTCCTAAAACATTTTCGTTTTTTAAATTTTCAGAAGATAGATTAGTAGGACAGAAATTGACAGTCGCTATTCTAGAAACCATTTGCCTATAAGCCTCTTCAGGATATGGATTTTCTAAATCAAAACTTCTTAAGCCAGATTCTATATAAAATATATTTTTTTTAAGATTATAGGCGGCTAACGCTGTGGCTGCAACAGTAGCTGTATCACCCTGGATTATAATGTTTTTGTAATTACTTAATATTTTTTCGCTTTTAAGAATAATCTGTTGAAAAATAGAATTCAATCTATTGTCACAAGTATTATCAAGTTTAACACAATGAGTGGGTTTTCCAAAATTAATTATATCAACATGTTGTTTGATGAATAAACTATGAAGAGATGGGTTATCTTTCAGTAAAGGCTTTACCTTTAAGTATTCTGGACGAGTGCCATAAACAACTAACGTATTACTCATATGTTCAATAGTTTCCAACCTTTTGAGTGATAATGTTTTAAACATTTTACAAACAATGTAGTATGGTGATTCACTGAAATAGCATTTTTATCTACTCCAAATTTGTAAGCTAATTCTGGATCGCTTCCCCATAAACTCTTATCATCATTTGGATGAGGGGGAACATAAGTATTTAAATCTAAATATTTTTGAATAGTGTATGAAAAATGCATGTCTTCTCCAGCTATGTGACTAATTGGTACGTCAACCTCTCTCCAAAAAGCTGATAACAGGTCTCTATGAAAGAACCATGCATGACCACCCATATCAACTTGCTTTGTTTTTTGATTTGGATTAGACCAACCATCATTAATATAAGAATTATATTCTAAATCATTAAATGTAATACCGTTAGATAGATACAGACCATTTTGTTCGTTCTCAATACAGTTGATACAATTTTCAAACCATTTTTCAGATGGTATTGTATCATCATCAAAGACGCAAATATAATCTGATGTCGCATTTAGAGCAAAAGCAAATCTTGCCCAGACTCCATAATTTGCGTTGTTAGCAGATATTGCAATATCATTATATTTAGAAAAATCGAATTGCGTTTCATCTTCTGGGTGATTTTTCCAAAAAAATATTTCTTTTGCTGGTATAGACTGCTTTTTTATAGCGTCATACTGTTTCTCTAATGTAAATGGTCTTCTAAAACCATTTAATACAACTGATACCTCTTTACTTTTACTCATTATTTATTTTAGACCAAAAATTTTCTGCTGCATTTTCGCAACCTTTTTTAAAGTTATCGTAACCTACTTCCTTAAATTCAAGATAAGCACCTATGCGATCTGTTTCTCCTATTATTTCTTCAATTCCACATAGTAAAGCTTCACCTACCATTCTACAAAAAGGCTCGTTTACTATGGGCGAATGAAATAAAGCTTTTGATTGTTGAAATATTTTAGAAATCTCCTCATGTGATTTCATACCAAAAAATTCAACATTATCAATACTATTAAGTAATTCACTATAATCTTGATCTCCCCATCCAAAAATACTTACGCTTCTATCTGGATTTTGCTGAGCAAAAGAGATTAAATTATTTAAGCCTTTAAGGTGGTGTAAATATCCACAATACACAACATCGTATATTTTTTTATCTTCACTCTTTTTAAATATATTAGTGTCAATTGGATCGTAGACTATCTCTACATTTTCAAAATAATTGCCATAAAGTTCAGTAAAAAACTTATAGTGATATTGAGTTAAAAAGAAATTTGTTTTTGAGTTTTTAAATAGCTCTTGTCTATCTTTATGATTGAGATAAAGACAAGAATCATGTTCTAACCTAACAGAATTAGGTAACTTTTTTATATAATTAAGCTTTTCTGGAGATGTTTGAGTTATAGCTTCTAAATTAGAATTTATGACTAACTCATAAGAGCTAAGAAAGTCTACGATTGATGATGTATGATCATGCTCTTTTATTTCATGACCTAATTCACGACCCTTTTTTATAATTAAATCATTGCTGACTTGCGCCCCACCTTGACGTTGTTTTAAAGTAAAGTCAGATATAAAAAGTATTTTCATGCAGTAGCATGATTATACCTTATAAGTCCTCTTCTTCAATAAAAATAGAAATATTTTCTAAATCAGGATTTTGAGCTAGTAAATCACTTTGATTATAAAAATTTTCATCATTCCAACCCCACTCACTTAGCACTTCTTCATCATCCCAAGCTACTGCGTCACTTGATGTCATTTTGCTTACAGGTTTTTTACTCCAAAACCTACAAGACCAATATCTAGCCTTATACTTTGGACCTGGATTTGTATCACACTTATGTCTAGCTCTAAAATTTCTTCTTCTCTCTGGATCGTCTCTTTTTATCTCCATGTTTGGATCGCCAAACTTAACCATGACAACATTACCTTTTTCATTTTTTACATACACACCAAACTTCTTTTTAGAGCCTGATGGTAACCTGAACGGCTTATTTAGAGTTTTTTTTTGAGCCTCTGTATAATCTAAATCTTCAGCCTCGTTGTCCATTTCCTCCTCAGATACACCAGCTTTTAAAAGATCGATTTTCGCCATAGTGAAGTTAAGATCGCTAAATTCTATGTACTCACGACCTAGCTCTTCATTGTAATATTCTTCACTACCTCTAGCTATATCTGAATCAGCGGCACGGTAAGATTTCTTAACTTTGCCGCCTCTCATCATTTTTAGAAATGTATTCACTCTAGCCATAGCCCACTGGCCCCTGCTTTTTCCAGGTCTGTGGCTACTTGAAAAAGCTCCAGCGCCTCGCCTATAAACTTTTTTAAGTTGTCCTAATGTTACTTTTCTAGAGTGTTTGGAGTTATGCTCCTTTACTTTGTTTTTAAGAGCTGTTACTACTTTTTCAGAAAAAGTAATCTTAGGAGCTTTTTTGCCTCCGCCAGCTGACCCTTTAGGATTTTTCTTTGAACCTCTTCTGCGCTCTGAAGGTTTAGCTGGAGTCTGCGCTCCACTTTTGCGGCCAGGTCTCTTAGCAGCCTGTGACTCTAAAAAGTCTTTTGCTCGGTCTGAAAAATCATACTCCATACGAAAAAATTTACACAAAAAATGATTAAAAATGAATTTTTATCCTTCGCAAGAGGAACAAGATAGAATAGATCTAGCTAACTCTTGGCTTGGGTTAGCACTTCTTTGGTAGTAAAACGTCTTAACTCCCTGCTCCCATCCAAATATCAGTAGCTCGCTTACTTGTTTTGGTGGGCATTTAGGTGAAATCATAAGGTTCAGACTTTGGCTCTGGTCTATGTATTTCTGCCTTTGTGCAGCCTGAATTACTATTTCTTTTTGTGATATCTCTCCAAAAGTCTTAAATACATCTTTTTCTTCATCAGTTAAGAAATCTAAATGTTGAACTGATCCACCTTTAAGTAGAATAGATTTCCAGGTTTTTTGCGTGTTCTTTTTCTTTTCTTCTAAAAGATTTTCAAGATAAGGATTTTTGTAAGTGAACTTACCCTTGGCTAAATCCTTTGTAAAATAATTACTATTCAAAGGTTCTATGGATGGAGAAACTTGCCCTAGTATAAAAGAGCTTGAGGTAGTAGGCGCAATAGCCATTGTGGTCATATTACGCCTACCATAACCCTGGAGATATTCAGGTTCTCCAAGTAGGACAGAGAGATCTTCTGTTGCTTTGTCACATTTTTCTCTAATAAATTGATGTATTTCTTGGTTTAAAAACTGCGCTTGTAATCCCTCAAAAGGAATCATTTGTTTCTGCAAGTAAGAATGCCAACCCAAAACTCCTACTCCAATTGCTCTTTGTCTTTTAGCAAACTCATGAGATGATTTCATGAATGGCATCCCAGAAGTTTTTTGTATATATTCTTCCATGACAGCATCAAGAAAAAATGTCAAAGTCTCTACAGCGTCAGTTTCTTTTATTTCGTCCCAATGGACTAAATTCAAAGAGGCTAAACAGCAAACAAAAGACTCTTCTTCAGATGAGCTTAGAGCTATCTCACTACAAAGGTTAGATGCATGTACTTTTAAATTTTTATCCTTATAAGCTTTGGGTGCAGCATCATTTACACTGTCAGTAAAAAATAAATAAGGATATCCTGTTTCAAATCTTTTTCTTATAACAGAGGCCCATATAGATCTTTTTTCTTTGTCGCCATCCATAAGATCTCTCATCCAAGAGTTATCAATGCATACTCCAAAAGATAAATCCTGTATGGGATGGCCCTCACTTCTAATTCTTAAAAACTCCTTAATATCTGGATGGTCTATTGGTAAATATCCAGCAAAAGATCCTCTTCTTACATTACTTTGTGAAACAACAGATGAAACTTTGTCAAAAAGCTCCATGAAATGTACTGATCCGCTAGATGTGCCTCCAGATGATATTTCTTCTCCCCTGCCTCTTAAAGAACCAAAATACGCTGATGTCCCAGCCCCATGTTTAGTTTGTATTCCTACTTCAGCTTGCTTTTCTAAGATAGAATCCATCCTGTCTTCTATATAGACTCCATTACAAGAGATAGGCAAACCTCTTTCTCTGCCAAAGTTAGCCCATACAGGACTAGATAAAGAATAGAAACCCCTGGCTACATATTCTTCAAACTTTTCAGCAAATCCTTTTACATTTAAAATTTTTTCAGCAGACTTGGCTATATCGGCAACTCTTTGTTTCGGGGACTCGTCTTTTTCTAAATAACCTCTTTTTAAGAACGCTTTAGAATCTTTGTTTAACCAGTAATATTTTTTCATCAAAATAGGTCGTCTGCATCAAATGTCTGTGAATTTTTTGAGTATTCGACAGGTCTAGAATGGAAAAAATCTGTGGCATTATTTCCCATTAATTCCTCTTCGAACCACATTGTATCTTCTAGTATAGAAGTTTCAACATTAAATGCAGGTTCAAAACCTATTTTTTCTAAAGAATCATTGATTCTATTTTTTATGAATTCTTTTAAGATATCAGCGCTCAAGCCTTTTTCATTAAAACCGTTAACCATCCAGTCAATAATCTTACCTTCTGCAATAAAAGCTTCTTTAGCTTCATGCTTTATTCTTTCTTCTAGCTCTTTATCAAAAAGCTCAGGGTATTCGCTTCTTATGGTGTTGATTATCTTAATCCCAGCCAACGCATGAATGTTTTCTTCATTTCTAGTATACTTGACTTGCTGTCCAGTATCTTTAAGGACGTTCCTATAACGATTAAACCAGTTAACAATATAAAACTGCGAAAAGAGAGAAACATTCTCCACAAAAAGCGTGAAAAGAATGATGGAATATACATATTGTTTTTTTGAATCTTTATAAAATTTGTGATTGTATTTTCTAAGATATTTTACACGACCTTCGATAAAATCTAATTTTAAATTTTCCTCAAATACATCCTCAAGCCCAAGCACTTTGAGCAGTCTTTCATAGGCATTATTATGGATTACTTCAATATTAGCCATAACATATCCTAGATCAGTTAAGCTAGGGTGAGGAAGGTTATCACCCAGTTTACTCCAAAACTTTTTCACGGCGACTTCTATCTGCCCAATAGCAGAAAGTGTGCGGATAATCATATCCCTCTCTTTGGGGGATAAATTAACATTAAAGTCTTGTATATCGCTGCTAAAACTGAATTCTTTGTCTGTCCAAAACCCGTTGTGCATTGCCTCGATAAATTCTTGCGCCCAGGGATAATGATCGGGCTTACGTGATAATTGTTCTTGGAAAATCATAGTTAGAAAGTTTTACACTTGAGTAGCTGTATCGTCAAATATTAAAATCAAATTTAGCAAAAAAATTTTTTTCTTGACAAATTTTAAGTTAGGAGTATAATACCGTGAAACGGAACAAGGACGCTATTGTAACTATAACGTAACAGGTATGAATTACGTATACTGTAACGATAACGTTTTATAATATATTTAATTATTATATAATTATATATAAATAAAATGGAAAAAAGTGAAATAGATGCTAACATAGATCCTGTGCAGAGCGATTTAACTTTAATCAACAGGATTAAGGAAGATAATGATCAAGATAGTCTACTTGAGCTGATCAATAGGCATTCTGGAATTTACCACACTATGGTCAATTATTTCCTATCTGGGTCTAACAATAACCTGGAAAAAAATGTTTTAAATCAGGAAAAAGATTTAGCTATTTACGACTCAGCTAAAAATTATGATCCAAATAGGAAAACTAAATTTTCAACGCATTTGGCTAATCAAACTAAATGGAAATGCCTTAACATTTTAAATAAAAAGAAAAAAGTTAAGGAAGTTTTTTTAGATGATGAGGAATGCTTTATTGAGCCGTATTCTGATTCTTTCTATGAAAATCTTAAAAAAGAAGAGGCTTTAGCGGCTTTTTCAAAATGCTTGAAAAAAGAGCAAGACGAAAGAATAAAAAAAATTATTGACAGGAGATATAATGTGAGTAATAATAAGCTCACTCCTTGGAGAGAAATAGCAGAGGATCTCGACATGAGCATTCAAGGCTGTATAAATCTTCATAATAAATTTATAGATAAAGTAAAAAAACAAACTCATAATGTATAATTCAATAACATCAGCCGCATATCTTGTAAAAGATCCTGAAGTAAGAACTACCAACACTGGTAAAAAAGTAACCAACCTTAGGGTCGGTGTGTCATCAGCAAACGCTAAAACAAAGTGTTTTATTGATGTAGAATACTGGGATAAAACAGCAGAACTAGCAGAAAAATATCTCAGCAAAGGTAGAGAGTTTATTGTTCAAGGAGAACTTTGCATGTCAAGCTGGGAGAAAGATGGCAAAAACTATAGTAAGTACTTTATTAGAGGTAAAGATCTTCAGTTCTTGTCTAACTCTAAAAAGAGTGACTCTGATGGCGGTGGCGATCAGAAAGATAGTGCAGATAATTCATCTGACGATGTTCCATTTTAATGAAGTTGCTTTTAGAAGTTCCTTTAAACAGGCTTAGCTTCGGGAACGTAGCTTTTAATTTAATACGAGAGCTACATAAAAAAGAAGTTGATATAGGTATATTTCCAATTGGAGATCCTGATCTTTCAGCTTACGATTTTTCCGAAGATCTTAAAAAGTATATAGAAAATGCTATAAATGCCAGGTTTGATTATTTATCTCAAGACATACCTAGCTTTAAGCTTTGGCACTTAAATGGTAGTGAAAATAGGAAAACTAAAAATCAGTACCTTTTTACTTTTTATGAGTGCAATCAACCTACGCCAATAGAGTCTGCAATATGTAACGTGCAAGACCATGTTTTCTTTAGCTCAAATGATGCTATAGATAATTTTAAAAGAGTCGGTTGCAATAATACAAGTTTCCTACCTTTGGGTTTAGATGAGGATTTTAAAACAACTGGGAAAACTTACATGGAGGGTGTCACTCATTTTGGGCTTATGGGTAAGTTCGAAAACAGAAAACACACCCAAAAAATAATACAGACTTGGTTAAAAAAGTACGGCAACAACAGTAAATATTTATTAACTTGCTGTATTACAAATCCATTTTTTAAGGAAGATCAAATGCAGGGTTTGATTAATAATACTCTAGGAGGAGTACATTATAGCAATATAAACTTTCTTCCTGTGCTTCAAAAAAATAGCGAAGTAAATGAGTTTTTAAATTCTATAGATATTGATCTTACTGGATTATCAGGAGGAGAGGGTTGGAATTTGCCAGCTTTCAATGCAACTTGTTTAGGTAAGTGGAGTATAGTTTTAAACTGTACATCTCACAAAGATTGGGCAACAAATGAAAATAGTATTTTGATTAACCCATCTGGCAATATGCCTGTTTCTGATGGAATGTTTTTTAATGAACAGCAACCATTTAATCAGGGAACTTTTTATACTTGGACTGAGGATGAGGCAGTTTGGGCAATGGAAGAAGCCGAAGAAAAGGTGGGACAGATTAACACAGAGGGTGTCAAGCTTGGAGACAATATGACCTACTCTAAAACTGTTGATTGTATTTTATCCCTTGTTTTTAAGGGTTAAAGCATTGGCACGAATACTGTTAATATATAAGGTATTATGACTACATTATTTAATATATTAAACGATATACAATCCCAGGTAACTCCAACAGATGATAAAGACGCTTACGAGGTTGAATTTTCATTTGCTGGTTTTTCAAAAAGCCAAATTAAAATAACCGCTACTGATGAGCTACTAACTGTTGAAGCTAAAAACAAAAAAGATTCTAAGAAAAAGACTGTTGGTTTATACAACAAAATTTCTTTAGAACATATTGTGGCAGAATACAGCCATGGCCTTCTAAAGTTAACACTTCCAAAAAAAGGTGTAAACGGAGGTAGAGAAATTAAAATAACTTAATGCCAATTTACGTATATAAACACCCTGAAAAAGAAGAATACATTGAAGTCCTTCAAGGCATGAATGATGAACATGTATATGAACAAGATGGTTTAGCTTGGGAGCGGGTTTTTCTCGCTCCCAACGCATCTATCGATAGTGATGTAGATCCATTCAATGGTAGACAGTTTGTTGATGCAACAGCAAACAAAAAAGGCACAGTAGGAGATATGATGGATTTTTCAAAAGAACTTAGCGAAAAAAGAGCTAAATCAAATGGGGGTGTTGACCCTGTAAAAAAACAATATTATAAGAATTACTCTGAAGCTCGTAATGGAGCTAAACATCCTAAAGAAATTAGAGAAAAGGGTTACGAGAGTAAAAATGTAAAAATAGATTTTGATTAGGTATAATAAGTACCACTCAATCTTAATCCTCTCTTCTCAGTAACCTCAAAAGTAAATGAAGCATTAAAAGTCATAATGCCATTTACAGGTAAAGAGTAGCTAAAATTTTCAAGCTTTGCTCCATCAATGTTGTAAGACATATTTTTACCAGAACCATCTAAAACTAAATCAAAAGTATAATCTGTTTCGTTAGCTAAGATACCAGATATTGTTCCATCATCATATCCAGAAACTAATGAACTAACATTAAATGTTCCCTGGGCTGGCATTTGAGCTTTTCGGTTATAAGCATAATCACTTCCTAAGCCATAAGAAGATGTTCTCTGTAAGGCAACAGATAAATCTAGAGATTGTACGAAATGAATTCCAGAAAGATTTTGTCCACCTGCCTGTAGATTTTGTAGGGTTATAGTGCTATCAGAATTTTTTGGATTAACTAAAACAGGATTTTTTGTCCCAGTTGTAAACAAAAATCTAGCTCTACCTACATTGTTTGCGTTACCACTTTCTAGATTTATTGCAGGAGAAGCCATACTGGTTCCAGTAAGTCCTTCAAACTTCATATTAGAACAAACATAACTTGTTGTTACAGTTGGTAAAGAATCAACTCCATAGGTAAGGCCATAAGAGCTTAAAAAGCAATTTCCAAAAGCCGCACTTTCAAAATTATTTAGATTGTTCGCTGCGCTTGGCGTATTAGCTTGACCCCCCATTGCAGAGTGGTATTGACAATAATAGTAAAGAGTTGGTGCGTCATCAGCTACCACTATGGTAGTTTTATGATTACCGTCGTCTTTTGTAACTCCGACTGTATATTCTGAACCTCCTCCATGTGTTCCATTTGGTGTTGTTGAAAATCTTACTGGGTGACTTGTGGCAGCTGACCAATCAAATATGTATGTATTACCTTCAATTAGTTCTAAAGTTGGTTGCTGAACTCCATCAATAAAATACTTGTTACCACCTCCAATGTTCTGAAATGTAACAGTAAAAGTAGTGGTTGCACCGTCTTTTAAATTAATTAAATTTAAAGCATCAAGCTCTTGATCTGGATTATTTAATAAATAAAAATTTGTATTATTTTCTAAAGTGCCAGAGAAAGCTTGTATTGAGTTGTTATAACTATCAACTGTTTTTATAAAGTTGCCATGAACCTCGTTTTCTAGTTTTGGTTCTGGATAGTATGAAAAACTTAGTTCTACATCAGGCTGGATAAAAACATCATTCAAACTAAAATCCTGAGTGCCAATTTGCTTAGAGGGTTGATGCTCTATAGCTATTGCAAAACTTGTATTCTGAACAGCATTAAACAAATTCATATCTTGTGTACCAGTGCTAAAAGCCTCTGTACCAGTTGATACAGCCACGATTGCATTGTTACTTTTTATGATATTTCTAGGCATATTATGATCCTGTTGGTATGATACCCAGCGGGTCTTCTACTAGAGTTACAGTTAAATTATTAGAATTAGCATAAATCCAAGTATGGCTCCATTGTGGGGAATAGTAAACTTTAGGTCTATTGTAGACGCTTGGAATATCGTGTTCAAATCTTCTATATCCACCTTTATTTTCCAGGAAGTGCAGCATTGATTTTAACTGAACATCAGTGATGTTTGTATAGGAGTACGATGTATCAAACTTCGCTATGTTTTGAGTATTTTTCTTACCACCTAATCTTTGTACAAAAGAATTTTTGAAGTTTGTTTTATCTGATTTTATACCAACATTAAACTGCTGGGTTTGATCTGGTTCAAAGAAAAACTTTTGAGTCCACATTGTAGAGGCTCCTGTAGGAGAGTTTGTCGCTGAACTAGTATGATCCCCTGTGCAGTAATAAAAATTATTTAAATTATTATTATTCACGCCAGAATGAACCACATCATATTTTTTATATGCATTTGAAGGAACCCAACCCTGAAATTCTAAATTAGTAAAATTATTACCAGACCAATTAAATAAATTAGGCGCAGTATCAACAGCAACTTTTGCATTAAATGTTAAATTTTGATTATTGTTTACTTGTATAGAATACTGCTCGCAGAATCCAGACAAGTTTTTGTAAATTCCTGAATTGTCAGCATTAAATTCAAAAGCAATAAATCCAGACTTACTCTCAAAAAAGTTTGCTAAACCGCTAGCATTATGTTCATTTACAGAATATTGAACATCAAATTCAGCTGTTAAACTGTTTTCAGATAAAGGAACTAGCTCATAATAAAAATCATCTGTAGTATAAGAGTTGAAAGAAGATTTAAAATTTACGCTAGATCCATAGTTAGGAGTTAAGCTGTATTCATCTAACCTTCCTGACGCTTGTAAAGCTGCACCATCAGCACCAGAAAAGTTACGATTCCTATTATAAAATAAACTTTCGCTCATGATGAATGACCCATATAGTTTAAAGTTAATCTAAGAGAACCATCAGAAGAAGCATTTAAAGATTCACTTACTAAACAAGCATTTGGTATTGATGTATTAAGCAATGTAGATGTACCATCTCTTCCTTCAATAGTTAAGTTGACACTTCTGCTACTTTTGCCAGTCTCTAAAAATCTCCTACCACTCTCCATAAAAGCATCATCAACTTCTATTTGTATTGTGGCATTAACTTGTAAGGGATTTAAATATTTAACTTCTACTGGCCCTTTTTGACCTACGCTATAGTAAGGCTTTCTTCTTGGGCTTACGCTGTAATCAAAACCTATCACTCTATTCGTAGTACTATTATCACAAGTTGCAGTTATGCTTCCTTGGGATGGAATAAATATAGATGGAGATGCAACACTTCCTGATGCACTGACACCAGTTCTCATTTCATCATAAACAGCAAAAGTAGCCGTCTCTTTGACAGGAGCGCCCACTGCACAGCTTACGGACCAATTGTTCAAATATCCACTTTGGAAGCCATATGAGTTACCCTCGTAGTGAATACTGCCCGATAAATTAGTGTCACCAGTGTAAGCTGGGCGACCACCTATACCAGACCCTAAAATAGAATTAGAAATTAAATCTCTAGTAAAAGAAAAAGTTTGATCAACATTACCCGCAACGGTTGTTAAACCCTCCGTATAACCAAGTGGGTTAACAACGTTTGTCGAATTACTGTAAGAAATGTCTACAGAATTGATGCCAGAAACCTCTTGTCCATCAAGAAACAATAATGTATCATAATTTAACTTTGTACCAAACATTATACTCTAAGCATTCCTCCCAATCTTTTCTCTTGGGATAGTACGTCTCTTACAGCATCTTTCAATTTAGCTGCTAAGTTTTGATCTTGTTGGTCGGCTGAACCAGAGTTATTTTCTCTCTCTCCTCCATCAGAGTTAACAACAATACTAATATTAGTGTCTCCTTTTGTTATACTAGTAGAACTTCCTCCACCAACATTTCCACCAGCATTTAAAGTTTCTAGATTACCTGCGCCAATTCTCTGGGTTGCACCCGCATTCATTACGAACTCACCGCCAGATAACATTGCTGGCACTGTATCAACTCCAGCTGCATAAGGAACACCACCACCTCCAGCCATGTATGGAATCATTCCTCCCATTGGTCGCATATATGGGATCATTCCTCCCATGGGTCGAGCTTTAGGAAATAAAGCATTATCTATAGGAATCTCTATTTGTGGACCCTGACTAGGATTTGGTAAATATGAATCCACAGTGTGCTTAAATTTAAAACCCATATGACTTGCTGGGTTAGAAAACCTTTCTATCAAAGAGCCTGGACCTTGATATATATCTAGTAGATTACCAGTAATGGCATTAGCTGAGGATGTTGGCAAAAAATTAATTTCACTTACCCCTACTGGCAACGCTCTTGGAGCTTTACCTAATAATCCTGGAGGCAACTTACTAGCTGATATGCCTTCAGGTCTCACATTTGACTGCAAACCTGAAGTTTTTCTTCCTCCAAATATTCCTCCTGCTCCAAATGCGCCCTTAAATAAAGCCATACCAGCCGCCAAACCTAATGAAGCAAATAATCCTCTTCTTCTTTCTTTCTTGGCTTGAGCTAATTCTCTCTCTTGTTCTTTTCTTTGCTTGTCTGCACTTAATTGTTGTACAAATAAATCAAAAGCATCAGCTTTAGCTCCTTGAGTTCTTCTAAATGCTGGACTTAAAGATCTTCCTAAGTTTGTTAAAGATAAACTTTCTGGTGCTAATGCGACAGATGCAAATCCAGCACCACCACCAAATCTATCAAAAGCCCCAGATGTTCCTGTTTGAGTTGCAAAGTTTAGTAAGTTTTGTTTTCCAGATATAGCTCCTTGTCCAAAACTTCCTGGAATAAACATGCCTCCATTAGCAAACCTCGGAACAGCTCCTTCGTTAATAGCATTCATGAACCCAGTTCCAAATTTTTTAACAGAGCTTTTTCTCATGACAAACTCACCACCAGTTAATAACGCTGGTACATCATCTTTATTGCCAGAGCCTCCCCTCACCATTCCACCACTATGTCTTTTTAAAATACCCCCTAAGAATCCGAAAATTCCTCCGCCTCCGCCGCCACTTACTATACTATCAGCAGCTGCTTTCATTTGCGCTCTAGCTAATATTGTAAAGAAATCTGTAGCCGCAGAAACTAAAGTATCTTTCAAACTTTTTCCTTGAACAATAGCATCAACTAACCCATCGGCTATGTTGTTAGTAAAAGTTTCCGATGCATCTATTAAAGTCATAGATAATCTATCGGCTTGATCTAATTGATTTACTAAAGTAAAATCATTAGTTTTTTCTGCAACTCTTAACGCAGCCATCATCTTTGGAGCTGAATCAAATCTAGATTTACCTCTAATTCTATCAAAAGCTGTACCTCTTTTAGCGTCTAATTCTAAAGCTCCACTTCTTAATTTATTTAATAAATCGTTTGCAGCAGCACCAGCTTGCTTGGCAGCACTACCAGAAGCCTTTAGAGCCTCCGTTTGCTGTTCTATAAGATTTTTTATAAATAAATCCTGCTCGGATTGTTTAATCTTTGAATCTAATAAATCATTAGATAAACTTATTTGAGTTTCAGTTAATGCTTTTATCTTTACAAAGTTTAAACCTTCCTCACCTAAAATTTCACCCAACTTTGCGCGAGCCATATCTGGACTAAATTCTCCACCAAGTGATATATCTTCAAATTTTAGAGATCTCAAAGCAATCCCCATTTTTACTAATCCATCGATAGGAACAGATAGTTCATTTGATTTTTTTATCAATTCTTCTACAGTTCCAACGAATTTAAGAACTGTGGCCTCTCTTGTTTTTTCTGTCTCAACAGTTCTTCTTAAAGCACTTAATTCAGATTCTGGGACATTTCCAAAAACAGAACCTTCAGCAATCCTTCTTTCAGCCGCTGAAGGTGTAAGCTGCCTAGTTTTTATTTCTC